TCGTTAGGATTGATACTGTTATTTCTGATGTTAATAAATCTCCACTAGCTGCGTTAGTTATAGCTGGAGCGGAGACACTTGATATATTGTAAACCAGGGTAGATGCCGCTAGTTTAGTTACTACTGCCACAATAAAATCTTCTATACCTTTTAGGTTGCCTTGATTGTCAAATGCAGGCGTGGTTATTAAAATCTTAAAATTAGCCAGAGGTGCTATACCTGTTTGGCTATTATTGTTTGGCTCTATGTAAGGATCGCTAGGTGTTACCACTACGCTGTTAGCCAATAAAGTTGCAGGTGGGAATGCAAAGGTTGACCATACGCCATTGTTTGTTAAAGCGGTTGCTAGTGTTGTCCGCAGTGTGGTTATCGCTGCCATTAGCCGACCAATGATGCTGGAGCTGCATACGGCTGGATGAGACCTCTGACCCTGTTTATGAGTTGGAAACCCATTTTGTAAGGACTTGCAGATATCCCATCCATACCGACCCCACCAGTCTGGCTCACTTGACGTGCCTGCCAGATATCAACGGCAATAATCATCGCCGCTTCCCGAATAGCGGGGGTTTGCGCATAATCGACCTCTTTAGTGTCTTGTCCAAATGCTTTACCACTTGGAATAATGCGATGGAATGGATCGTCTGCGTGTGTTTTTGCAAACTGAATGAAAGAATATCCGTTAGGGAAAGAGTAATTATTAAAGAATGACCAGAATGCGGTGCTAATACTTACTGGGATTGAAATGCCAGGTATTGTGCTAGTGATTACGTGGTTTCCTCCATAGGTGGAGCCACAGCCCTCTATGGCTACGCTTTGGCCTTTAACAAATATGCCTGGGTTTGCTAATACTAATGTGGCGACATTATTTTGTAATCCAGCGGCCACTACTGGTGCATCGTTATACCATAAATACTGTTTGAGCAGATCTTCACTAGTTTGGCAGACTTCTTCCACTACGGCATCAGAATAGAGAGAGCCAATTCCAAGATTAGCTCTCAGTTCAGTTTTGGTCACAAAACTAGCTGGCACTCTCTACTCCTTTGCTAATAGCTCTCTGGGGCTAGGGCTACTAAACCCCAGAGATTACTGATTGGTTAATGGGTCTTATCAGGTCTTCTTGTACTTGATAATTCCGTTAGGCATCTTGGCGATTGTTGCCATATATCCGTAGATTGCTACCTGTACTTGTAGGTTTGATACTACGTTAACAGACATATAAGCCTGTGGTGAGCGATATACAGTAAATGCTTCTGGTGCAAGAATTACAGCAGAATCATCATCAAATGTAGTTGCTGAGAAGTTCTTATCTACGTATAGATCAAGTCCTAATACTGAACCACGGATTGATTGTGGGCCAACCTGGCCTGCTGCGTTCATTGGTTGCAAGGCGTTAAATACTGGTCGCTTTGTTGTATCTTGTGCACCGATCAACGCACCCCATTGTGCTGGGTTAGCAATGTAATTCTGTGCAAAGTAACCTGTATTTGAGTAGATAGTACGTGCACCTTCTGTAGTAAATGCAACAATACCATCTAGATCAGCAGATGTATTTGTTCCGTTCATACCAGCTGCAAGTAACGCTGTTAATACAGTTGTATCGATTGTCTTCAAATAAGCTAGAGATAGCTGATTTGTCAACTCCTCATAAAATCCAGGATAACCGCTGCGCTCAAGGAGCTCAACTGAAAGTGTGTTCATACCTGAGTATTTTGATACTGTGCCTGTTAAAAATGCGCTGACCATATCTGTATTGGCAACTGCGCCGCCTTCGGCTTCAACAGTTACAGTTGGTGCTACACCAGTTCCACCACCAGCAGAAGTGACAAGTGAAGGTACATTGATTGTAAGACCTGTTGGGGGCAAAGTTCCCTGTGAGCAGGCATCAATAGCAGGTGTTCCAAAGCGTGTATTAGTTACAAACTCTGTTAGATATTGTGTTGGATTAAATCCTAATCCGTTGTTAGCGAAATCATCGGCAGCTGCAATAAATAGCTTTGAGTCATCGTTGCCTAATGCTGCTTTGATTTTGTGCTCTGTGTATCCACCCATTGATTGAATAGGTGTGCGCACTTTTGTAGAAATATATGGTGCTGTAATTGTAGGGCGAGCAGCTTCTACTGTAGGAGTAGCAGCCTCGACCTCTGTGCTTTGTGGCTCTGGTGCTTTGTCTTCCACAATAGCCTCGCTTTCTTTGGTTTCGATTGGTGTCTCTGCTTCGTTTTCACTAGCAGCAACTTTAGTTACTTGCGCAGCTGTAAACGCTGGCGATTCGACTAGGCTAACCTCACGTAGAGTTGCGCTAGTTACATATAAATAATCTTTTTTCTGTACAGACTTGTTTACATCTACGCCTACTGATAATCCGTCGATTAATTGCTCACCTGCAAGGATTAAAGCATCTTGACCTTGCATTGATGCACTGATCTTAAATGATGCGTAGATACCATCTTCTGCCTGGTTAAATTTTTGCATACGACCTATTGGCTTTTCTGGTCTGTGCTGCATAAGCATCTTGACTTTGCCTGGATCGCCTATATCGATTGATCCTTTAGCAAATACCACCTTGCCGACAGAAGTATTGCCCACTTCTTCGAATGGCACGATCTTGCCAGCGATAACTCTGCGCTCTGTATCGGCAGCTTCTACCTGGCTACTGAATGTAAGTATCATCTTCTACTTCTCTTCCGTTAGGTGTTAGGCTTTCCATTTCTTTTGCATCATCTATGTCAATTAGACCTAGAGATAACATTTTTTCTATTGCTTCTAGTCGTTTCATTGTGTCTGCACGTAAAAATGATTCTTCAATACCAAACTTAACTACGTGGCCACGTGGGGTAATGTCATCCATAGACAAACGATCTTCAATAGCACAAATAAATGGCTGTAGTGAGTATGCGACAAATTCTTTGCGACCATCAATGATGTTTTGATAGGTCATACTATTATTCATATCTGCTGAAATGTAATACGCAGGTACGTTCATAGCTCTGGCTATTTGTGTTGCTAGATATTGTTGTGCTTCGTTGTACATCATATCTTTAGGAGAAAACCCTGTGGTTTCATATGATAATGTGCTAGTTAAATATGCTGTGCTTCTGTTTTGTCTGCTTTGCTTCCATTGTGCTAATAATCCTGATACTTGGGCTTCTGGTAAATCTGCGCCAGTGTTTTTAATGTAGCCAGATGGCATAGGTGTTTGTGCAGATACAGCTGCGGCCTTTTCAATATCTAATGCTGATTGAATTGTGCGTGATGCAGTGTTTAATACACCTTGCGTTAATCCTTGAAATGTAATTAATGACCCAATACCTGTCATTGGGGCTCTTACGCCATCTATAAAGTATTCTTCTATTTCTGTGCCAAATTTATTGGTTGTAAATGTAACTCTATTGTTTGCTACCCACTCAAATCGTGATGGTCTTAAATCATCTGCATATAATTCTGTAACTTTCCAATATGCAACGCCATAAAACAGCAAACTATCGACAGTCCAAGAAATGGTGACGGATCGTGGTTGTCGATAGTCTGGCTGGTCTAGCCACAGAGGGTTCCCCAACTCCTCACCATTAGACTTTTTGTAAAGTTTTAATGGCAAGTAAGAAACTACACCAGCTATTAAATTTCTGCAACGGCTAACTGCTGGGACTTGCATCGCATAATTACGATCTAATCCACCAGGGAAATTACCAACACCAGTTGTAAATGAACCATAGCCGTAGGCTGTGTCCATAATGGCAGGGGCGTATTGTGCTTGGACAGATTCAGTTTTTTTGGTTATACCCAAAGCAGACAATAGACCCATATGTATATGTTATACCATAAATCGGACAATTAGTGCAAATTAGATAAAGATTTGCGCAGTTTGTTGTGGTTTTGTTAGTTGACTTACAACCATCGCTAGTGATATAGCGGCAGTGACATCTCCAGCAGATTTACGCCTAATAATGCGCCAGCCAGCATCATTTGTCTTAGCTGCGCAGTTATTTAAGTGCTGTACTAGCTCTGCCTGCCCAGAATGCACTACTCGATTATTGGCTAAGCCATCGGCTAAGTCTGAGCACGCCTGGTAAAACGCCTGACCTGATACATCGATCATCCGCCATCCGCTTTGCTCTAATCTGGTAGCAATAGTTTGCGTGGCGTACTTGTCATAGCAAATTATGTGTGGATGGTATTTACGTGCCCACTCATTTATGTCACTAGCCATCTTGATCTCATCTATTGCAATATCACTATGCCAAAGCTGTGCTAATCCGACTGCGATCTTGCCATCTTTAATTTGACCCATTACCAAAGCACCTGATCGCCTTGTAGGTGCAATATCAAATGCCATAATTGTTTGTGGCCCGACAGGTATTTCTAGGCTGCTATCACTGCACTGCTCGATTGATCCATAGACCCAGGGGCTAACAGAAGAATCGATCCACTGGCATAACATCTCAGTACGTGTAGCTTCTATACTGTTGGTGCTTACAGATTCTTCCAATGTTTGCTCTGTTATTAAATGGCCCAAAGCAGGGTTAGCCAACGCCCACGCCTTCTTGTCATTTATCTTGCAATGTTGCGGTGCGCTGTACTCATAAAATCCTAAGTTTTCTGGTGGATAAGATAAGCAACGCTCTCTCAAATCATTTAACACTGTACTAAACCCATCACCAGCATTACTTGTCATTAAAGTCATCGCATTAGGTCTTGCACGTGTGGTTGGTAATGCAGCTGTAAAGGCTTCCTCTGTCCACTCTCTTAATTCATCGATATATAAGAAATCTGCGGTTTTACCACGTGGTGCATCTCTAGTAGCTGCTGCAATTTCATACCTGGCACCATTGAGTAAGCTAATAGATTCTTGTCCATTGGCCAGGCGTATCTGCCTTACCTGGTCTTTCAAAAATTGATTATCTTCTATTGTAAATGCAACTTGCCTAAAGGTATCTAATGCCATATTGCGGTTAGATGACATACCCAGGACATTCTTAGAGCCCCATAAGAATAGATGGCTAAGAATTAACATACGTGCTAGGTGGGTCTTACCATTCTGGCGTGCTACGAGCACTAAAGCGGTTTTCTTTCGCCAGGCATTCTCATCATCTACAGATAACAGGTCATCTAGCACCCAGCGTTGCCAGGGTATTAATGGCAAGCCTATTTTTTCAGCTAGATCGGCAACCTCTTGCGACCTTGTGCGACCTTTAAGCAAGGGCGTGTGGATTCTAGGCTCGGTACTACCAATTAGCCCGACCCCTCGTTTGATCTGGCTTACTTCCGTATCATTTTGCATCAAAGTCAAGCGTATCAGGTTTATTAAAGGGTGAGTCTGGCACTGTACTGGTGGTCTCAGGGAGAGAAGGTTCAAA